AATTTCATCGTTATATGGTCCAACAACTTTTTCTCTTGGATCTTCGAAGACAGGTAATCCATAAGAATCAATGTATCCTTCGTAGTTCCATTCCATAGGTATGAACAAACTATATAATCCTGAGCGAGTCTGTCCATTGCGGTTTCTCTTGGTAACATCTGAATCATAATATAGTTTTTTAAAGTTATCTCCTCCTTTATCTAAAGCATTTGAAGTTGATCCCATCATACACTTACCAACTATTTTGCTACCTAATCTTAATGTCGTTTTTGTAACCCTCCAGTTGTTGAGGATGTTGTTTGGCCTTTCCCACTTACCGCTTTCGTCGTGGACAAGTAGTTTAAGTTTCTCACCGTCGTATGAGTTGTCGCCTGTGTTTTTCCAGTCAATCGTGGTGTCGAGACCTTGTAAGTCCGGCGCTGTTTCATTAGTGATGAGTTTACGCCTTGTGAGTTTACTTGCTGGTACACGGTAGGCAAGCTCGGTTTTAGGTCTGTCCATACCGTCTTGTATCGGTTTGAAAAAGAAAGGGTAATTAACCGATATGGGTACAACTTTATCAGTGAACATGGACTTTGCATCAGGCCCAGACTTGGATAATATACCATACCTACTGTCACTTGATATGGTTGCCAAATTAACCACTTCTCCTGACGCCATAAAAGAAAATCCAGATCTTCTGTTTTTAAGATAACACATCCCAAAGGATCGTGAATCTGCTTTGCAAGCTTCCCAGAAAATGAAGAATAATCTATTTGACTCTCGAAAGTTTGGTGCCCCAACATCAATCTTGGACCACTGCAAGTACATATAATGAGTACCAGTAATATAAGTAGGCTTGCTTTTGTTATAAAACCAAAAACCTTCTTCTCTACGAGTAAATTCATCATCGATATAATCATACCATTTTTCTTTAAACTCACTAGGATATTGTTCCCAATCAAATACTGTTTTAATTTTTTTAAGCTCAACAGGGTAATCAAATTTAGTCCACTTGTTTTCTTTAAACTTATGTACTGTTTTAATTTTTGGTAAAGCTATTTTTAAATTTTGTATTTCATATACTTCACCTATTTCACCTGTTTTACTAATAACTACAAAGTCATGCTCTTCGTTATAACCATACTGCCATTTTTTATATCTATTATTCCTAGATAAAACTTTTGGTTTAACGTAGTTGTCAAGTATTTTTATTAAACTTTGTTGATACATTACTTAGACCTTCCTTCTGCAAAACCTTTAAAAGTTTTTTCTTTACTTTCTTTTTTAGGTTTTTCGTTTAACATATCTTCTTCTTCTTGTATACGTTTAAGTATTTCAAACGCATCGAATATAGCTAGCTTTTTTGTAGCTGCAGCATTTTTTAATCTGTCTGCAGATATATCATCTTCTGAGTCTACAATAGGTTCTTTAGCAACTTTAATAAGTTCGTCCACAGCCACTTGCCCAGCTTGGATTATATTCAACTTCGTCTCCTTTGTATTCATATTTAATTGTAATATCATTAGTTTGCATACGATATAATCTATCATTTTCAATAATAAACTCATATTCGCTGCTTGGGCTAAACCCAACAAGGCTTCCCTCGCTTATTTTAAAAGCATCTAAGGAGCTATTACCATATTTTAATACCCCAATAAGTGGACGCTCTTTTTGATCTGTTACAAAATTAGTTTTATTTTCAATAGGTTTTACAAAACAAAACTCAAAAGGTGCTTTCCACTCGTTATTTCTTTTATATAAAAATATTTGATTGTGGTAACAAAAATATAAGTCTTCTTTAAAATATGAAGAACTATTTTTTTCTACACCTCTTACATTATAAAATCTTCTAAATACATTATGATGCACAATAACTTCGTCACCAACTTGTATTTCTGATTCACCTATTATAGGTACTGATTTAACAACACCTATTCTACTAACATACTTGTGATCGTCCATAGTTGTGTTGACTATAAGTTTTTTACCATCAACATCAACTTCGTTTTCGTATCTTTTATTTTTTGGTTGTACTATAAAATTAAATAAACTTTGCATTAATATTCTAAATTATACTCAATTGAAATAGCCATATTGGAATTAAATTTTTTCCAAGGTATGACTTCATTATCTTTTGTAATATATATATTATATGAATTATCTTTTTGATCAAATAATATATCAGAGATACAATGTCCTCCGTAAACCTGTTGGCCTACGGAGTAGTGCATTGCTTCGTTTTTATAGTCAGCTCCTATGCTTATTTTTCTAATTAACTTAGCCATAGGAATTATATTTATTTTTATTCTGCTACTTCTTCTTTTTCTTCTTCTTTAATAACTTCGTAAGAACCGTCCTCTAAGTTAATATTAACTTTACCATACTTTTCTTCTAAGCCATCAGCAGTTTCTTTTGTTTTTTCTAGTACATTACTTAAAGCATGTAGCAGTTTATGTTTTTCTGCTTCAATTGATCCAATGTCAGATATTAATTGACTTCTAACTTGTACTTGAGCTTGAATTTGTTTTAGCTCTTCTTCTGTAATTTTTAATTCTTTTTCACTCATAATTTTAATTTAATTTAATTTTTATTTCTAATTGTTTGAAATTTTTCAGCACCACGTGAGCCAAAATAAGCTACGTATACTGTTACTAGCAATGTTTGTAATAAATCAACCCAGCCAGGTGAAACGCTAAAGCTCCACTCAAAGCTGTCTAATAATATCAACAAAACCATAGATATAGTAAGGAATATTAAAGACATTGGCCTTGTGTTTTTACTAAGCCAGCTATCTGACTTCATATCACTTTCCCAACGCTTTGATACTTCTTGCATTTCAACTATATCCATCTCTAATAGTTTCATTGCTTTTTCTTTATCTTCAGCTGGTAAAGATGGTTCTTTCTGTATTAAGTTTTTTACTAAACCAAAAACACCATTATCTGGTAATACATCACCAACAGTTCCTAATATACCTGGAGCTGCTTTACTTAAAAAAGCACCAACTTTAGTTTCTGAAAACTTCTTTTTATTTTTTGACATTTTTTCTGCCTTTTCTTTTTTTACCTTTCACAGCATTACCAATATCACCGATTTGATTACCGACTTCTTTAGTTGCTTTGAAAACATCTTTAAGCTCTACTAACACAAGCCTAAATCTTCTTTTTACTTCTACAAAAAACTTTTTCATACTATAATTTTAATGCATCTATTTTAGCTTTTTCATCTACTGATAAGCCAGATACAAATTGTGTTATAGCCATTTTAAGCTGTATGTGTCTTTCGTTTCTAGCTAATTCATCTACTTCGTCTTCAGTTCTATCTGCTTCTGCAACAGCTCTAACTCTTTCAACAATACTTACTGAATCTAATGTAGAGAATATTTGTTGTGCTAATTCTTCGTCACTCCATGTTTCTTCACTCATAATTTAATTTTTTATTTGATTACTAATTACTTAATATATACTTACTTGTTTTATTTAGTTTTTACCTTATCCAGCAGATACCTTTAACACGCCACTGTCAGTATATAGCTGACCAGCTACGCTTGGGTCTGATGTAGGTAAGTTCGGCATTAACACTTTTATCGTGTTAACAACAGTAGAAACTTCACTACCATCTAAAGTTATATAAGCTGTTTGACCACCACTACCATCATCTGATCTAAGTATAATATCCTTATCGTCAACACCGTTTTGTATATATAAATCACCAGTACCAGACTGTTGTATATAACTATTAGACGCGTCATGATATATTTGTAAATCTCTAGAACCACCAAAAGTTAGTTTTACATTATCAGGAAACCTTGCTTTTACGTTAAATAAATTTTCTACTTCAGAACCATCTGTTGTAAAATATGTAGTAAAACCACCTGAACCATCATCGCTTTGTAAAAGAATATCATTATCATTAGATAAATTTCTAATAGCTAAACTACCTGTATTATTTATAATAGTTGAATCTGTTCCATCGTGTTTTATTGCAAGATCACCACCACCACCAAATGAAATTGGATTATTATCGATAAAATTTAACGTTTTACTTACTACACTGAAACCTAATCCACCGTCTAATCTAAAATATTCAGTAACGCCACCACTACCATCGTCACTTTTAAAAACAATATCTTTATCATCTGCATAATTTGTAAAAATTATATCACCTGTGACGCCGAAAACATTTGTATCTGTACCATCGTGAGACATTCTAAAATCTCTATCAGTACCAACAGCTAAATGTGTATTATCAGGAAAAGTAGTAAAACCTGCATTACTTCCATCTAATCTAAAGTATACTTGAACTCCACCACTACCATTATCACATTTAAATAATATATCTTTATCATCTGCTTTGTTTTGTATATATAAATCTCCTGTATTATTACTTATAATACTATCACTTCCATCATGAGATATTCTTAAATCTTCGTCTGCACCAAAACTTGCTCTTGTACTATCGGAATATAAAATAGTTTTAGATGCGACCATATTTGTATTACCACCATCTACTCTAAAATATTCAGCTATACCACCAGAGCCGTCGTCTGATTCAAAAATAATATCTCCATCGTCAGTTTCATTTTTTATAACTAAATTACCTGTTTTATTTGTAATAGCAGAATTTGTGCCACCGTGAAATATTTCTAAATCATTACCTGTTCCGAATTTTGCTATTGTATTGTCAGCGTGTTTTGTTGAATTATCTGAAACATCTACTTCAAAATAACCACCTGTTGTGTTTACTAGTAAATCTTTACTAAAAACGACATTTGTAGATCCACCATCAACTCTAAAATATTCAGTAGTACCATCAGAACCATCATCAGATATAAATGATATATCTCCGTCTGTAGCATCATTAGATATATTTAAATCACCTGTTATATTATAAATATTACTTGCTGTTCCTGTATGATATATTTGTAAGTCATCACCTGCGCCAAATCTAGCTTTTTTACTATCATTAAATTTAATATCTACTTCAAAATTAGTTCTTACACTACCACCGTCTAATCTAAAATATTCAGCATTACCTCCACTACCATCATCAGCGGTAAAAATAATATCACCATCATCTTGTTGGTTTCTTATGTTTAAATCACCTGTAGCGTTGTCAATAAAAGTATCTGTTCCATTGTGATATATTGACATATCCCCTGATGAACCTACTTGAAGATTAATACCATCGTCCATTCTAAGTCTTTTGCTGAACCTAGTTAAAGCACCACCACCATCTAAATAAAAGTATGTAGCTAATC